CCCAGGAGAACGCCCAGTCGCCGCCCCCCATCGCCCATGCGCCAATACCGATGGGAGTGATCTCTAAGTCGGAGTTGCCTAGATGTCGAGTCTGCATAGGTTTTCTTGGATGATTTTAAACGCAGGCGGACGCTCTGCACTGCTCTCGCCCCGTCGTTCCTCCCTGGAGCGCATAAACTGTCTTTCGCCGACTGCGGCGGGCTCTTCGTTGTTGCCGTGTATTGTGAATTAAGCTGTGGAGAAGTGAGGACAATTTAACCGTCTATTCACTAAGCGTCAACAAACTCAACGGATTGCATGATCGGTGCGCGAGCTCTTAAAGTTCAGACATTGCACTGAAAAGCGGCATTGACAATTCTGAAGTAAGTCTTTAGGGTGACACGCGTCGACGGCTGAAAGGGTTGGCTTAATTAAACTTTTGCCAGTCCGAAGTAGGCTGAGTGATCAGCTCGGCGGGGCAACCCGAAGAGTAGCCAGACCTGAAAAAACCGACGGCCCTGCGAGGGGCAGTTGGGGTTTGGGACCGCAACGGGCACGTTCTGGAGCAAGAACACTGGGAGCATGGCCTCCACGCTGTTTGCTCCCTCGCAGGAGCAGGCGGCTAGAGCATAACCAAATGATGCATCCGGTTTGCTTGTCATTCAGTCGGCTGTACAGGGTGTGATCAAACCACTCGTTCACGGCTTTGCGCTGGGTTTCAGAAAGTGCTTCATCGGGCTTGAGCGGGTCATCGATGATGATGAAATCTGCTCCGCGGCCCGTAAGGACACCTCCCACCGAGGTGGCTAAGCGAAAACCGTTGCGAGTGGTAAGAAATTCTTGGACTGATTGCTTCTGGGAGCCCAACCGTGTAAGAAAGAGGTTTTTATACCAGTTGCTAGACATGAGAGTGCGGCAGTCGAGGGAATGCTTGCTGGCCAAATCCTGACCATAGCTGGCGCAGATGATCTGGGCGCTCGGATTGTGGCCCAAGAGGAATGCCGGAAAGCACACGGCTGCAGCGTGAGACTTGAGAGACCGCGGCGGTACATTGATGATGAGCCGTGTGATTTTGCCCAGCCAGCACGCTTCCAATTTGGCCGCAATCAGTTCGTTGTGCCAAGCGTGCAAAAACTGTGTCTTAGGATTCAATTCTCCAAAAGCACGATGCATGAAGGTGTAGAAATCCTGGCGGCAAAGGGCCTGATATTCATGCGGACTGATCGTCATCGGGAGACTCCACGGGTTTGTCGTTGCTTAGATCGAAGCGCTTGAGAACACCCTCCAGAACTTCCTGATCAAGTTCGTTGAGACCTGAATCTTGGGCCACGGAAGCCTGTTGCTTCGCCTCCGCGTCTCGCGCCAGATCAATCAGCTGCTGGCAAGAGCGATGGTCCCCGGAAGCTGCTTTATTAACTAATTGCTTCAAAGCTGCTTCCAACTTCGTAACGCTTTTTCGCTGGCCACCTTCGTTGATTACGACTCTCTCGCGCAGGGTTTTGGTGAACACGGTGGCCACGTTCAAACTTCCCTTCGGCCTGCCTTTCGGGTTTCCTGAGACTCCTTTCTTGAATCGGGTGCCCACGGGCGGTTTGCCATAGCCAACAGCATTCGGCTGTTCACTTCCGGTAAGGGGAGTGTTACTGCCCTCGTTCATCGCCAGCCTCGCTTTCAAGCTCGCTGAAGGTGCGTCTAGAGCTGGTGTGCTTGGCGGAGAGCCCCGTGAAGACCTGCCAGCGGCGGACGATGACATCGACATACTCCGGGTCGAGTTCGATGCCGTAGCAAATCCGGCCAGTACGCTCGGCCGCAATGACAGTGGTCCCGCTGCCCAAGAAGGGATCAAGGACGATGTCACCCCTTGCCGAACAATCCATGATCGCGTCTGCCACCAGCGCGACTGGCTTGACCGTCGGATGCAATTCCAGCAAGTTCCCTTCCTCGGTCGAGCGCGAGAATGAGTTAGCGCCGGGATAGTGCCAGACGTTCGTGCGATAACGACCAAACTGGCCCAGTTGAATGTTGTTCCTGTGACTCTCTCGGCCGCTCTTGAACACGAAGACCAGTTCGTGCTGGCTGCGGTACATCGAACCCATACCGCCGTTGGGCTTGGTCCAGACGCATAGATTCTTGAACTCGTCGTAAGCCTCTTTGCCCGCCGTGAGGAGCTCTCCCAAGTGACGCCAGTCCATGCAGATGAAATGGATCGAGCCTTCCCGGCTGTGGCGAACCATCAGCTTGCACACGCTACTGAGGAAATCCGTGAACTCGGCCTCACTCATCTCGCCAGACGCCATGGCGAAATCGCGATGCTGCTTCTTGCCCAGTCCCGAAGCGTGCCCAGCGATTGCGACGTTGTAGGGAGGATCAGTGAAGACTACCCCGGCCCTGCGAGTGCCCATAAGCAAGGAATAGGTTTCGGCGTCCAGTGCGTTTCCGCAGAGAACACGATTCTTCCCGAGTTCCCACAAATCACCTAGGCTGCTTACGCGCGTTCCTGGCTGGTCGGGGATTGAATCCGTGGCGTTAGGTTCGCCTTCGTCATTTGGTTCCAACCCTTCGATGAGGAGATCAATCTCTCCCATTTCAAAGCCCGTGGCCTCGATACTAAACTCCAGTTCGACCGCGGCGAGGGCTTTCAACTGTTGCCGCAGCAGAGCTTCATCCCATGTGGAATTGTCGGTGAGTTTGTTATCTGCAATCGCGAAGGCTTTCATCTGATCGTGAGTCAGGTGCTCGACACAAATGGTCGGGATTTCCTTCAATCCGAGCATCTGAGCGGCCAGGAGGCGACCGTGCCCCGCTATTACTCGCAGATTCTGGTCAACTAGGACCGGAACGATCGGTCCGAACGTTTGTATGCTTCGTGCGATTTGCCTGATCTGCCTATCGCTGTGGACACGTGGGTTCTCAGGATTCGTCTTCAGGGTAGCGATTGGACAATATTGAATCTGAAGATGTGACTCTCTGTTTGCAGTTTTTCCCATCCTTGACGGTGTACCTCCTGTTCTGAGCAGAAGTTTGCCTGGTTTTCCTGTGGAACACTCAGGAATCAAGTGGTGCTTCTTTTTGCGATTTCGCTTCCGGAATAAATGCCCTAGTCGGCATTCGCGATCAGCGGCGGGAAGAACTCGGTGAGGACATCAGGATTGGCAACTGCTCTCTGCAGACGTCCAACGATGGTGGCATTCTCGGAATCATTTTCAAAGGTCCGAAGAGTCTTCCTCAGGAGCGAGCGCAGATCTCTAGGAACCTTATTGCGTACAGATTTCTTGCCAGCCGTTATGAGATGTGTCAAAGCATCCAAGACGCTGCGCTCATCCCAGTGAGCAACGGCAGCGATGTATACCTTGCTGAGGTATAGGTAATGAATGTTCCATTTCACCCCCAGGCGCTTCGTCTTGTACACGCCGCTGGTGCCAATCCGCTCAAGCACCGCGCTCGTTTCCCGAGCCAGATATTGGTTCATCCGAACCAGCCTTTGAAACCGGTCGGACGTGCTCCTGGAGTCTGACCAACCGAAGTGAGGTGCGGAAGCGTAGGCGGAAAAACAAGCGATCGCGCTCTTATACCCAATCAGCGCCTTCTTCAGTCGAGTCTTTGTCAAACGGCCGCGTTTCTGCTTTTCTTCTGCCTCGTCGGCTCCCAGAGGATGAAAGGACCAAAGTGCCCACTCCCTCAGATGCTGCACATTAGCTCCGGCCACTTGCAATTCATTGAGCATCTTCTGCGCCTGCCAGTTCGCACGGAAATAATGAGCGAATGCCGCGGAAACCACAGGGTTACGGAGTAGCTTGATCTTTTCTGCTGATTTCTCTTTGGCTGTTCTAGGGCGCATCAACCCTCCCGAATCGCTCCATGATTGCGGATCGAACGTTTGATTCCTTCCGCAAAAGAAGTGTCAATGTTGCTGAGTCTATAGGAGGTATTATGCCGGACAGTATCACAGAACGCCTCGCAACGCTGCCGTCTCTCGACGAAGCTTGGTGTTGCGGAGGAAAGGATGGAGGTCAACACCTCAAGCGAGAGGCTCCCGACAGCTGCTCTGGGGCGCCAGCATGCGGCTTGGCGTGAGCTCGCGTTTCGGAGAATCGCGGATTATGAACACGCCTCCCCCGGGCGACGGAGCCGTTTGCTCGATCGAGTGCAGGGCACTTTCGATGAATAGTGGCAAAGTGACCTTCGTCAATCGTGATCTTCTTAGTTGGCCCGGTGTTGACGGTTTCGCCGGTAGTTCCTCCTGTTATTAGCTCCGAATTGACTTGATTGTTTCCCCAAAGGAAGCGGCAATGTCGTGATGGTAAATTTCGGAGGCACTATGACCATTGAAGCCCGCCTTGCCGAGTTGCCCCAACTCAGCAGAACAGCACTCGGCGACCTATGGAAAGAGCATTTTGGTACATCCCCGCCGACTCAGCTGCGCAGAGACCTGATGGTCCCTATCCTCGCGCACCGCATTCAGGAAAAAGCCTTCGGCGCGCTCAGTGCTGGCAATCGGAGCCGTCTGCGTCACCTGGCCGAAGGCTTCGCGAACAATTCAGGGCATGTGGTGCCGTCCAAACCGACCCTGAAACCAGGGACCCGTCTCGTGCGCGAGTGGCGAGACGAAGTGCACTTGGTCAACGTGGAAGCCAATGGCTACGAGTACAAAGGCGGCCGCTACAAGAGTCTTTCCAAAATCGCTCGCCTGATTACTGGCACTCGCTGGTCCGGACCTTTGTTCTTTGGCATCAACGGTGACCGACCCAGCAGCACGCACGAGGAGGTCCGATGAGTCCGGAGCCAAAACCTGCTACGCGCTGCGCCGTCTACACAAGGAAGTCCTCAGAAGAAGGTCTCGAACAATCCTTCAATTCCCTCGATGCACAGAGAGAGGCCTGCGAAGCGTTCATCAGCAGCCAACGCCACGAAGGTTGGAAGATGCTGCCGACTCGCTACGACGATGGTGGTTATTCCGGCGGAACGATGGAGCGTCCAGCTCTGAAGCGCCTGCTCCAGGATGTAGAGGCCGGCAAGATCAACGTCATCGTGGTGTACAAAGTGGATCGCCTCACCCGCAGCCTGGCCGACTTCGCCAAGATCGTCGAAACGCTCGACGCCAAAGGAGCGTCTTTTGTCTCCGTGACGCAGCAGTTCAACACCACGACGTCGATGGGCCGGCTTACCCTAAACATCCTGCTTTCGTTTGCACAGTTTGAACGGGAAGTCACTGGCGAGAGGATTCGGGACAAGATCGCGGCCTCGAAGAAGAAGGGAATGTGGATGGGAGGCCTGGTGCCCCTCGGCTACAACCTTGAGGGCCGCAAGCTGGTTCCGAATCCAAAAGAAGCTCAACTGGTCTCTAAAATCTTCTCCCTTTACCTGCAGCTCGGCTGCGTCCGCAAGCTAGCGAAGGAACTGGATCGCGAGAATATTCGCAGCAAGGTTTGGATTAACCGGGCCGGTGCTCGGCTTGGAGGCGTGGCCTTCGCGCGTGGCGCCCTCTACAACCTGCTCAGGAACCGACTT